TTTTATGGTGTATAAAATCTGCACCTGGGATGTACACGATTGCTATCGTGTAGATTAATTCAAGGGCTGGGTCTGTTCTAGGCTCAGCTCTTGATCTTCTAGTTCACGTATTAGATCAGTGATTTCATCAATTAGACCTAGATTGCGCACGATCTTAAACACTAGGTTTTCCACACTCCATTCACCCGCACGTTCAAGCCCTGCTTTTCTCATATTAGTGATCTTGTCCTTGACCACCCGCAGTTGCTCTAGATCTTTGCTCAGCAGGGCTTGTTCGACGGCTCGCATGACACCGTCTTTTTTAGCTTCCACAGCACTATCATCTACTTCCGGTTTGATTTTCTTGGGTTCAACCAGCCATTGATTTTGAACTATGCTATACACGCCTGTGCTGTGGTGCGGCTCATCTTCGCCCTGTACATAACATTCTACAGGTAGGCCTTTGATGGTAATTGTGTGCTGTTCTGACCAGAGTGCCTTTTTGGCCGAAAACAGTTCACGTTCTTCGTCTGAGGGTGTGCCGGGCACAATAAGATGCAGATCTAGATCACTGTAGGCAGTCCAGGTATAGTTGGCATTTGAGCCAGTGATAGTGTAATCAATGATCTTTAGGTCTACACCAATGAATTCTTCAAAGGCCCTGGCAATCTGTTTCAGCTTGTCTGCAACTTCAGAGGATAATTCTCCGTTCTGCCATAACTTGGGATTCAATCTACGATTTACTGTGACTACCGATGATTCTGTAAACTCTCTTAACTTCACTTTAAACTCCCTATCTCTCGAGCCCAGTAAAGAATTTTGCGTTGTGGGCCGCATCCATTATTTAGCCCACATTAAATGATACATGGTCAATGCCTGTTCATCGTAGAATTCTGCTACTAGTTGGCAGAATATATGGTTTCTTTCCAAGACCAGCTGACATACAGTATGCGGTTGACTCAACAGCCATTTTGTCTGATCTAGCCCCAGAGTTTTATGCACCTCGGGCCAACTGATTTCGAGGTACTCGTTGTTTTCGGGCGTCCATTTCAACAGTTCTACTCGATTATTCTTCATCGTTCATTGAGTTCAAAATCTCACGTAGCTTGGTACTTTGTACACTTCCGCGAACTCGACCTAGACTAGAACCCTGCGTAGGATCTACAATTTCACCAGTTTCCGGATCTGCTTTTATAGTTGATCTATTTTTAATACTTTCAATTAATGAACTAGACCCACGACTAGTAGCACCGTTTGATTCTTGTTCGTCTTCAGGTAAATCACTGATTTTAAGAGTTTCAATATTAAACTCTAGATCAATTTTCATACCCACACCGCTTGATGAACGTGTCTTCATTAGCTGTAATTGATAGCGACCACGTTCACGCATTGCACGACTTGTGAAGATACCAATCACATTATCTGCCGTTTGAATCTTAGATAGTCCACCTGAAATGTGACTGTGATCAAATTCAACTTCTTCAACTGCACCACGATTCAACTGTGCCGCAGTCACGAACACACATTGCTTTTCCATTGCTAGATTACGCAGTTCTTCTGACACATACTTGTCCTTGACAAACAGATTTTCTGCGGAGATCTTTTTGCCAATGGGCATTAACAAGTCCATATAGTCTACTAATAGAACATCAACTTTCTTGCTGCATTTGATTTCATATTCTTTTAGATATGCACGGATGTCATTAACAGTTTTACCTGACGGCATATATTTGACCTGTAGCATACCTGACTTCTTACCGATCATCTTGACTTTCATTTCGATGTCATCTAGATTCTTAAAGATTTCTCTAGTGCTAACTCCAGTAACCATACTGTCAATACGCATACTTACTAATGCTTCTGAAAGTTCCAGTGTTAGGTATACCACATTAAGACCAGCCAGTGCAAAGTTAACTCCTAAATTTGCCAAGAACAAACTCTTACCTGCACCCGAGCCACCTGCAAATATGTTGAGCTCTCCACGATTGAATCCGCCAAATAGCTTGCGATCCATACAAGGCCACCCTGTACTGACTTGTCCGTTCTTGTCTTTTAGTCCCATTAGACGTGCTCTAGGATCTGCAAAGTAATCTGTGCCCATATCGCGGGCAAGCCCAATCTGAACTGCTTCTTTGATCAAGGCCTCTACTTCGCCGTAGTTTTTATTTTCTAATAATTCAGCACTGCTGATAATAGCACGTTCTAGTGCTTTATGACGAGTAAAGTTTTCAAACTCGTCAAGCAGCCAGTCCATATGACCTTCTTTCATATCTTCCGGCCGTTTAAGATCTGTTCTGCAACTGGCATTGACCATATCAAAGTCTGGCAATACATTATATCCCTTGGCATATTCATTCATGAACTCTGCCGCATCCTGTAGCTTTCGATCAAACAGCGTGTGATCGAAAATACCTTGACAACGAACAAATACTTCTGCATCTGCCAGCATCAATTCAAGGTATAGTTTTTGTACTTCGTAACCGTAATCTTTTATCATAATACTATTATACACGAATCTCTATATGTTTTACAACCCCAAGGTCTTGCCGCACCCGATGTTTGGTATGATACAAGACTGCTCCTATTGAACTAGATGGATCTCCCGGATTAGGCAACGACCAAATATATTTAAACATCGGTTCAACTACTATCTTATTGGCCTTGCTATTCATAGCACATCCTCCCATATATACTAGACAATCGGAGCCCGTTAGTTCTTTTGCCTTATTCATGATCAGTTCAATTTGTTCTTCAAACACCAATTGAACAGCAGCAGCAAGATTACATTCGTCTTCTATGCTATCTATGTAGAATTCTTGATCGGTAACACCTTTGTGAAAATTATAATTTAATTCCAAAAGTCCTGTAAAATATTTTTTTACTCTGTAATAAAAAATTTTAGGATTACCTTTTTCGGACATCTGTTGTAACTGATATTCGTCTCGAATTGGAGTCATTCCAAGAGCGTGAGTGAATGCACTATAAAATAATCCCAGGCTGTGCGGATAACTACGGCTCCACACTTTTGTCATTTCGCCGTGATGACAATGCCATATAGTTGCACACTCGAACTCACCAATAGCGTCCAGCACAACAACTGCACAATGATCGAACGGACTGGTGTAATATCCGGCCGCAGCATGACTGCCATGATGAGGAGTATAAGTAATAGGTGCATAGTGTACTTTTATTTTGTTTAGATATTGTTTAGGCAGAACACTTAGATCAAATACTCTACGATATTGTCCTGCACGTAATTGTCTTGCTTTTTTAAGCCAAGGACGCTCGTACCAAAATATACGATCAGGGCCTCCGTGATACAGTGCTTTAAAAATTGCAGACGGGTCTAATTCGTCGTTAAGAGAACTCTTATTTGATATTAATTTTCCATCTTTAAACACAGCAAGGCTACTGCCGTGGTTGAGAGCGTTAATTCCCCACGCAATCATTTGTAGATAAAAGGATCACGTTTTCGTAGTTCTTCCAGGCGTTTTTTAATCCTTTGTTTTTCTTTATATTGATAATACGGATAACTTATCCAATACCATAATTTTTTAAACATTTTCATTCCTTATTTTTATCTTTTGTTCTTGCGTTTTCTTTGCCATTTCTAATCTAATAGCACCGTGTTGTGCGGTCTTTATCGCATCAACTATCACAAATAATTTACCATATTTTTTCACAGCATCTGCACAGTCTTTAACATCTTCACTCCAATTAGGGAATGCCACTGACCAGTCGTAGTCTATGGCCTGTTTAATCAACATTAGGCCAGCTTGATCTTGATCAGGAATAACAATGACTTCTTTGCCTAATTGATTAATGATGTGTGCTTGTTGTTGTGATATTTCGTTGGTTAATAATGCAACTCCGTCTATTGCTAGGGCATCAAACGGTCCTTCACAGACAAATACATATCTGTTTAATTCATCTTGTGTATCTATATTAAACACAAAAAATGGATGCTGGTCTGATAGATATTTGGGTCTGCCTTCTTTGACCTTACGTGCAGTATTACCAACAACTTCTCCGTCGTATTTAAAAGGAATTATTACACGATCAACGAATCCGGGTGCAGGACTCCAACAAAAATTATCATCTAGAGGATCAAAGCCTCTGCTTATTATATAATCAATAACTAGGCCAATGTCTTGAGAAATATCTGGCAGATATGCACTATTAATCCATTCTGCAATGGTCATAGTTGCTTCGGGCAATTCTTTCTTAGTGAATTTTACTTTTTCAACAAAGTGCTCAGGTTCATATTCTAGGCTTTCAGTTTTGAGTGCTTCGAAGACCAAGTGTTTGATTTCGTCATCATTAGCACCTAACCATCGACATAGTGTTTTAAACTTTTCAGATAATGTTCTTCCTGGTTGCCAACTGGCTGTGTATTTGCAGTTGAAACAGTTATAGACCACACCTTCACTGAACATTATGCCAGCACGTTTTCGTGTATCTCTTGCGTGACCCCTGTGCTGACAACAAGGCGCATTGAAACTAATCCAACCACTAGGGCTAGTTTTAATTTTAGGCAATAACGAACGAAATCGGTCTAAGACAAGTGTCATAGACTTAGTATACTATCTATACAGTACTTTGTCAACAGTTCCGGAGGTCGGAGTGTGTTTTATTCTAAACCAATTGTATTTGCCGGTCAAGTTGTGATAGTCGTTGGTAGCGTTTTCAAAATTCAATGTAGCTACATCAGCCCAAACTTCTGGAGTACCTCCATCACTAAGACTGCCTTGAATGATCACCGATCCACTGTAGTTTGAAAAGTAAAATTGAAATGTGTGCAAAGAGTTTGGTGCCGAAACTTCTGGTTTAGCGTCAATAAGACTGCTAATATAATAGTCAGAAAATGGTTCTCCAAAGCTCTTGTGCAGGCTAAACACTTTAATAGAATTGCTGATTGTAGGTGATCCGTAGATAGAATGTGCTACTTCTATAGTTCCTAGTGTGCCGTACTGACTGTCAGAATACAAGGGAGTTTTTTCAATTACTAGGTATTCGTCTGCATTTATAGTAGTTCTAGTTTCTCTGTGCAGACTGTATTGATAACTGCCTGTTTCGATATCTAGTAGGTCAGCAGCAGTGAGTGTAACGTTAATTTTGCCTGTGGCTAGATCAGTAACTGTGCAGTCTTTTTCTAAAATTAATTCTTGAGTGTCTCTACCTACCAGGGTAAAAACCACTGTAGATCCGGTTATATTCAAGGATTTTTGATCAGCATTTTTGACCTGTACCTTGATTCGGTTATCCATTCCGCCGTAGACTTTTATGTTTCGTTGATACACTTTTCGATACCTCTCTGTTGTCCAGGCGCCGACATTTGTAAACACATCGATGTTATTTGGGTATAAATAAACTGAAATTTGTTGCATACATTAACGGACCTTTAGCATATTTATCTATGAGAATCACAGAAAACTTACAGCAGAACTTTCCATTTATATCCGTGTTAAACCACGTGGATCAAGAATATGTTGGTATTATAATCAATCAAGATAATCAGATCACCAGTATGTACGACTATTCGTTGATAAAATCAGACCTAGAAAAAAGTAGATTTATAGAACTAGGAGAAGCTTGGTGGTGGGAATCTAACCGTCAAATCCCTATTAGTATCTTTCTTGCCAGAGAAATTATTAATTATAGATATGCTATACGAAATTTTGCAACTAAAGATATTAAAGTTATATTAGGTCCAATTACCAGTCTTAATGACATCATAATCAAACGTGTTAAAAGAAAATCTATTACGCTAGTAAGAAGAGCGCCTTAATAGTGACCTGAAATAAAATATTTGTTAACTACAGCGTTCTTTTTTTGATGGTGCATATGATATTCAAAATCGATAGTGTATCCAAAATTAACAAATTTTTCTCTCCACCAATCCTTACTTTTTAAAATTAAATGAGCATTTCGTCCATCGGGTAGAATTACTCGAGATGGCGCTAGAGCAATAAGATGATAAAATCTATTTGATTTTTCTTTTAAAAAATCAAACGTGTTATCTAAAAATTCCGGTTCAATGTGCTCTAATACATCTGTGGAAATTACTAAATCAAATTTCTGATTTTCAAACCTGTTTGAAAAAATGCCATTGCCAGGATCGTAGCCCTCAACTAATTTTGTAGGATATTGAGATTTCAATGTAGAAATTAACGCACCGGTACCACAACCAAAATCTAATATAGAGGCTGGATTACACTTTGTAATAATACTGTCTAAATAGTTTGGTAATCTTTTTCTTTTCCCAAAGTTTTCTTTACCATTTAATGATTCTAATATAGATTTATATTCGACGGATATCATGTGTAACCATAGCTAATCTGTTCGCAAATAAGATTCATCTGAACAACAATGGCAACAGCATAGGCTGTGGCATGACTTTTCTTAAAGTAATAATCATCGGTCTCTGGTTTTGTCCACACTTCCGTCATCACAGTTGTCCAATCTTTTCCTATCAGGTGCCGCTTGGCCGGCCGTATCATCCCCAGCACTGCTGCTAATTGTTCTATGTTTTTCGGCTGCATTTCTTTGAGTATAGAACCATGCCCGTTGACGTGAAAGAGCAAACTGGTGAAATCGTCTTGTAATAGCAAATCCCATAATGGCTCCTGATTCATTAGATGTATCAAATGCTCTTCATCTTTAATACCCTTGTATAATCCAACATTGAGAAAATCTATTTTAAAATACTCTCTTTGTTCAGCAGTATCATAGGGAACTGCACATAGTCCTGTTAGGGCGTTAACTGGTACTTCGTGCATATAGATGCCAGTGTTATGCTTGACCAATCGATTGTTTTCAATACGACTGGCTCCTATGTGTTTGAATAATTTTAGTGCAGAATCTCTGTCTGTAAAATCTATGTCTATGTCAGGCATCTTTACCATCCCAAACTGCAATTTTTTTCCACTGTAATTTTCCCGGAGTTTCATACGGCACATAAACTTCGCCAGTTTCTTTATCAGCTAACATCCATTTTCCAGGACATTTTGTTTTGATCTTTAGAGTTACTGGTTTAGTTAGTTCTTGAGATTCTGTGCCGTCTAATAATTTTCTCATCAATTAAGTCTTGTAGTTTCAAATAACAACAACGGCAATGTTTCTGCTAAAAACTGTGCATATTCTTCAGCGTCTTCGGAGTCTTCAAATCCGGAGAATTTTACATAAACGTCACTGGAGTCTTCGGCTACAACCACTTCGATATCGATGTCGTCTCTGGATATATGTTCTTCGTTGTCTTTAAGTTCTTCTTCAACAACTTCTGGTTCTAGCTCTTCTCGTCGTTTCTTAAAAATCATAATATTTTTGCCTCCTTAATGACATCTTTTATTAATTCAACATCAGCAGGCAGTGCTTTAAATCTTCTCATCCAAAATTGTGGATCAATATACGGCTCAACAATGGCCAGTTGTTCGTCGTTCATTTTTGTCAACATCTCTTTGCCTGCTTTCGTATTTAACACAAGCCAAGGACTAATTGTGCCTTCTTTAATGTCATGAGTGGCCCTATTAAGATTAACATAGGCAAAATAGTGTTCCCATTGTGCATTGTTCACATTGGCCCAATCCATCATGGTTTTAATCGATCTTTGAATGGCTCCATCGGCGGGTTCTATTTTTATCAATTCAGAAACATAGGTATCATAAAGTTCATCACGACACCAATGGTCTAGTTTGATACCACTTTTGATCACATAGTCTATAAATCGTTCTGGATATATTGGCGATGTATTAATTAGAAAACTTCCGAATTTAACAAAAGCAGTATAGTATGGACTACTAGCAAAATCATCAAAACTTTTAGTAGATTTGACCGTTTGGGTAATTTCATAGAATCTCTGATAGGTTAGGAGGCCTGCTTGAACGTGTTTTTCTGTCTTTGACATATGACGACGTTTCTGTTCGCAAACATGAACAAAGAGTGTTTTTTCCTTGGCGAAAAGTTTTTCACAGAATTCGCATTTATAATTTAAGTTCTGCAATTTGTTTTTTATCCCAACCGAGGTCTTGGCAGTATTCTTTAATTTCTTTGTCTGTGGTAATTGCGGCAAGAGTTTCAATATCATTGTATTTCATATTAGGAAAGAATTGAGAAATTAGTTCTTCTTTTTTATTCTTGGATTTTTTTAAAGGTATGTATTCGTGAAAATGTGTTTTACCATCACCATAACTACACAGGCACAACAACATCCAAACCAATTTGGGATGTTGCTGTATTGCCGCCCAATTTTTATTGTAGATTTCATTTGTGATTTCCACAAAGTGTTCTTGTATTTCTCTATTGGAACTTTTAACGCTACTAATGTAACGATTTAAATTCCAAAAGTCGCCTTTAATTTCTTTTCGACCTTCGTCTGTAGTAGCATCCCAAAGTTCTTTGACTCCTAGATCTACTGCAGGAATAATGTCTTTAAAAAGGTCTACGTGTTTATTCTTTGCCATTGTTTTTACTTAGATGATATATTATTATAGCACGATCTAACACAGATTGCAAGGCCGTATTTGTCCTAGCGGCTCGCCGAATTTGCCCCCACAATTGATCTTCGCGCAGGTGTTCGTGTAATGGGCGACCGTCATTGGTTCTTGAATCTGTTTTGTTTTCGTATTGATAACCGATTAATGTTCGATCAGTTTTGCCGGCTTCTCTGGCATAGATTTCTTCACCATTCCGTTCGTAAACATAGGTTGCGCCGGGAGTTAATGTGCCCATATTAACTTTTATAAATCATAACACAGTCTTTTGGCCAACTTACTTCCATAGTGTAGCCCCAAGACAACAAAAGATCAACTGCTAGATTTCCTTCCTCACCGTAATACCGTTTTGAATAGTTTTTTTCTTCCATCAATATTACAGGTCTATATTTTTTAATAGTTTGCTCGGCACCTTTTAGAATATAAGGCTCATATCCTTCGCAGTCTAATTTTATAAATCCAACTTCTGTTAATTCAAAAGAATCTAAAGTTTTACAAATATGTGTTCCAGCAACTTCTTTATTGATATGAGTACCAAAAGTAGTTTTTTTGTGAGTTAAAGAAACAAGTTCTTCTTTGTCACTTAGGCCACAATCACACACTACTACATTATCTAATTGAAATTTTTCTACATTTTTTATAAGACAATCTCGAACCGGAGTATCCACTTCAAATGCATAAATCTTAGAAAACTTGCTATTTAAATTGTAACTCATTATACCATAGTTAGCACCTGCATCTATAGCTGTAGTAAAATTATTAACAAATCCTAATGCACTATCAAGTTTACTTTTTTGATAATCAAGAACACAAGGTTCCCGATCAATATTAATGTCTGCTTTTTTAAGAGCCGATCTTATGGCCTTATCTCCCGGTATTACTATCCAGTCTTCAATTTTCATAACTTTAATAAATCTCCCATAGTATATAATTGTTGCATAAAAGGTGACGGAGCGTCAAGTACACTAGATTCGAGATCGCCCTCTCTTCTCGGGCAAATAACAGTCTCAAACTCACAGTGATTAACTTGTTTATATAACTCAATCATTTGTTTAACTGTTGTTCCAACTCCGTGACCTAGATTTTCTATTTGATTTGTTGAACGGTCAATGGCCTGTTCTAGAGCACGACAGATTTCATTGACATGAGTGTAGTCGCGTACTGCTGATCCGTCTAGAGTATTGTAGTCATCACCAAACAAATTAAATACGCCAGTCTTTTGTGCGTTTATTAGATTCCACATTAAACCGTCGGGATTAGTGGGCATTATGCCATCAGATCCCGTTACATTGTAAAATCTAAAAGTGGTAAACGGAATAGATCGTTCTTTACAATATTGATCTACAATTTGTTCAGCAGCACGTTTACTAATTCCGTAGGGATTATTCATTGGTCCTGCCGAACCTGTACTGGCGTGTATAAATCGTTTGAATTTTAGATCTTGTAGGACTCGCAATGTTCCTAATGTGTTTGTTTGATAATACACTATAGGATTTGTTACACTGCGACCTACAGCCACTTCCGCTGCCAAATGAATTACACAATCAAATTCGATATCTTCTATAGTCCATTTGAAATATCCCGGCATTGTTATATTGTTCCAGGAAAATCTTTCCATAGCAACAACGGGTCTAGACTTATCTAACCCGTATAGTTCAATATCGCCTCTATTGTTTAGAAGTTTGGTAAGATGCGAACCAATGTATCCCGAGTTACCGGTTATCAAAATTTTCATCTATTAACTCTAATTTGTTATAACTTTTCCACTGCCTAGAATAGGGATTGTTTTTTCCAGTGTACAGTCTATAATCTCGTAAATCAACCGTTAGCCCCTGCCATTCATAAATACCCCAATCTGGTTTTCCCATAACTTCCCACATCTTGATAAATGCTATGCTATCACCATCCCAACCCTTTCTTTCCATATCAAAGTGAGTTATTAATTCTTCAAAGAATGGAACTGCACTTTTTTTAGCCAGGCGCCACCATGGACTAATTGTTACATTGTCATTTCTGCGCAATAATGCTAAATCGGTAGTAAGAGGAGGTAACTCACCGTTTAATCTACTATCAGGCTCTGTAAACCAGTAGACGTCATCATCACAGGTTTTTAAAAATTCTAAAAAAAACTTTTCTCTATTATATACTACGTCTTCAGGATCGCCATCATAAAAATAATTCTCATCGCCCCAGCCTTCGTGACCTGTTAAGGTTATATGTACAAGGGGAATATTAAAAGATCGTAGATTTTCTTTAAGACCTAATGTAATATTCTTATAGGTATCTTTGGGAAATTTCCCTGCTATACTAGCATCTGCGTGATATATAACTGCTTTCATAATATTATTTTTAATAACAAATTGCACATATCGATTGTTTCGAAAGCCAGTGCAATGATTGTACTTTCCTTGTTTGGCTACAGGTATTGATAGTATTCATTAGTGTATACGGGCTATACCAGCATTTATGATCAGAGTGTACAAATTCTTGAAATATATCATCTGGTTTTTCAACAAAGTGATGATGTAACAAATATGCATCCGGTGCTGTTATAATTAAAATACCAGAATAGTTATCAAATATTTGTAAAAATTCTTTAACATTGATGACGTGTTCAATTACTTCTGGTACAAGTATTACATCATACTCATCTTTTATATTAGACCAATCTTTAAAAAATGTTCCGTTTTTTACAACGAGTTCAGATGCTACATCTATATTGGGATCTACGCCATCTAGTATTTTACAGAACGGAGCTAGATCTAAATGAAGGCTTTTCCAAGGTCTAGGTTTTGGATAATCTACAAAGCCAACGTGTAATACCTTTTTGCCTTCGGTAAATTTTCTAAAAAATTCAATGCGTGGTTTGTCATTAAACTGACTATCTACTTTTACATTTTGTTTTGCCATTTAAAATTTACCGAGTCAATCGTCTCTATTTTAATCTTTCTTATTTTTCTGTAATCTTTTTAAATCTGCATCTACCATTTCTTTAATCAATGTTTCAAAATTTATTTTTGGTTGCCATCCCAGCACTTTTTTAGCTTTAGCACTATCACCACACAAACTGTGTAATTCTGCAGGACGTTTAAATCTAGGATCTAATTCGATATATTTTTTCCAATCCGTAATTCCAACATGAGAAAACCCAATAGTCAACAGATCTGCAATACTATGTTGAATACCAGTACTTACTACATAATCCCCTGGTTCTTCTTGTTGTACCATCAGCCACATGGCTTCTACAAAATCTCCAGCATATCCCCAATCTCTCTTGCTATCAAGATTGCCTAGGGTTAGTTTATCTTGTAATCCTAATTTTATTTTAGCAATTCCGTTGGTAACTTTTCTAGTTACAAATTCTATTCCTCTCAATGGGCTTTCATGATTAAACAAAATTCCATTTGATGCGTGTATGCTATAGCTTTCTCTAAAATTAATAGTCATCCAGTATGCATATAATTTACTAACTCCGTACGGACTTCTTGGTTTAAAAGTTGTATTCTCATCCTGCATTCCGCCGTTACTATTACCGTACATTTCACTAGTACTTGCCTGATAGTATCTAGACAACGGACTGTGCATTTTTATAGAATTTAAAATATTTAAAGGGCCTAGACTATTAACTTCTGTAGTTAATTTGTTTAAATCCCAACTTGCACCTACAAAACTCTGTGCTGCTAGATTGTATATTTCATTAGGTTTTAAATTTTTAATAATATGATTCATAGACCCGTCGTCAGTAATATCACCAGTTACTAACTCAACATCGTTTTCAATTCCTAAAAATTCAAGATTATTTAAATTTGGATTAGAATATCTTTTTATTAAACCGTATACTTTATAATCTTTTTCAAGAAGAAATTTTGCAAGATAAGGACCATCTTGTCCTGTCATTCCTGTGACAAACGCTACTTTTTTCATTTTATTTTTTCCTTAATTTTGCAATAGTTTCATCTCTTTTTTCTTTTCTGCCGCCTTTAAAATGTATCATGTAACCTTTAAATGTTTGATTAAAATGACTTTTTGTGATATTGGGTGTAAGATTGTAACCTGTTATCTTTTTAAGATTTTCTAATTCTTTTCTGGTAGCATCAAACACGTGACAGTCAGTGTATGCTTCTAGTGTGTATATTTTATCAGAATCGTAATAATTTTTAAAAACATCAAAAAATTCTTTGGTATAAGGATTTCTTAAATCAAATGCAATAAATCCAGTTTCACTATACGTGTCTCTTCCTAAGTAGCTGGTAAAGTACCCATTTGGTAAAAACTTCTGTAAATATTTTGCCGATAATGGTCGAACTAATTCAGTGTCAGCATCCAACCAAATTAATATATCTACACCGCTATGCATTGCAGCATGCCAAATAGCATAACTTTTGTGACTGAATCTCACTCCGTCGTTCATAAATGAATCGATAGGTTTAGTTTTATTCCTATTTTTAAATTCAGTCAAATTAGGAACTGCTTTTTCTAAATTTATGATGTTTATATTATGACTTCTTTTAAATAATCTTTTATTATCATCTATATAAAGAAATACTTCAACAGATTTATCCAAATTATTGTTAAGACTGGTTACGAAGTTTTTTGCATAATCTTCGTAACCTTGATCACTAAAAGTCGATACGATTCCAATTTTCATTTATAGTCCTAATTCTTTTTTAAAATTATTAATAGCAGATAGTCTATGTGTATCGATTTTTGAAAACAATAAATCTAATTGTATTGTGTTGCCGGATTTGTTGGTATGCATGCCAACAATATCCTGAATAAAAAAATTAAAATCTTCCATACGGCGTACGATAACATCTGCTAACGGTGCACCTTCGTTATATGGAATTAACGAAACTTCAATAATAATATATGAAGAATTGATCAAGGTGGTAACTCCACCATTTATAACATCTAGTTCAGCACCTTGAACATCAATTTTAATTACATCAAATTTCTTAGTGGAAAATAAAGTATCTAGAGTAGTAACCGGAACGGTAATTTTAAGTATTTGATCATCAGATACACTATTAAAATTAATTTCTTTATAGAATGATCCACCTTTAGAATTGAGTTTAAATTTAGGAACAATCAGTTCTAACTCTCCAATTTTATCAGAGACAGCACATTGCAAATAATTTACTCCTAATTTTCTAAGACCTTTTTCACAATGAGGATTCGGCTCAATTGATGTTACTTCACAGTTAGGAAATATTTTCCGCCATTCTGTAACAAACTGCCCGGTGTTTGCTCCAACGTCAAGACAGGTAGCAGGCACGAAAGAAGAAAATGCTGTTTTAAGTTTGTGTGCTATGGGATCGCTCATTTATTGTCCTCATGCACCCAAATGTAATCACGTTTAATTTTTGTTGCAGGAATATATCCTAAATCAGTTAGGAAAGATGACAAAATATCAAATTGTATTTTAAACTCTGCTTCCAAAATAATAACAGGCTTACATCGCTCAATTGTTTTAATTGCTCCCTGCAGCACAGGAAATTCAAACCCCTGAGTGTCAATTTTTATTAAATCTGCCTCAAGCTGAAGATCGTCTAATTTTATAATTTGAATTTCTTCTTTTATTAATTCGTCGCTGTTAGACTGAAAATCAACTATTGAGTAGTTTCCGCAATTGTCTGAAGACGCCGGCAAAGAAATAACAGTTTCCTCATTACAACTACCCAACCCGTAGTTATGTAACACTATGTTTGTAAAACTTTTACAATTTTCTTCAAGACACTTGAAGTTAGATGTTACTGGTTCAAAAGAATGAACATGTTTAAATTTTTGTGCAAATCTAACAGTGTGTAACCCTACATTTCCTCCAACATCGATTACAGTATTAAATTTTTTTACAAAATTATATGATGCATCGATTGTCAATTGCTGATATGTTGTACCCGGATATTGCAACAGATATATTTCAAAATGCATGTCATTATCTGGCATGGCCCAGCCTTTAATTTCCTTCATTTACTAAATCCCACTGTCTCTCTGGTAATATCATCATGATCAAATTCTGCCCAATATAATTCAAAAGCAACACAGTCTGTAACTGCTTCAAACTGATGATATTCTCCGGGAGCAACTTTTGTATATTGACCAGCTGTCAATATAGTTTCGTCTACTAGATCGTAGTTGTTTTTCCATACTCGAATAATCATTTCCCCGGACTCTACAAAAAATCCATTCCACTTGAATTTGTGTGTATGCTTTGAACACACGCCGCCTGCTCGAGCTTCAATTCTATGAAATTCTAAAACTCCATTAGCTTCTAGTAATTCTGTCTGACCCCATACTTTTCCTTGTTTCATATAATATCCTTATTTTTTACTTATCACAAAACTTTGTCCAGTTGTAGTATTTCACTTTGTCTGCTGACTTCTTTGACAAAATAAGCACAAGGCGGATTTGGGTCGTCGTGTAATGGCACAGTTAACAACTGTCCGTTTTTCATCTTAGGGAAATACCAGCGCACATCTTGATAAATGTTAACTATTTCTATGGGCATATACTCGCATTTAAATCCTTTCACAGGATTAAAAATAAATGCATCGAATCCACGCTCATTAATACTGGTCAACGGTAATACTTCCGGATCCATTCCACAGTCACGATCTCCTACAATCATACACCAATCTAAGGGCATCTGTATTTCATACCCTCCAATGTTTAACAATATTGCAGGGCTATTAAATGATTCAAGAAAAATCAACGGCATGAAAAAGAAATCAGGTTCGTTGGGATTTGAATTATCTAGTACTGAAAATCTTGTATCTTCATCTACCTCATCTGGTAATTCGTTTAGATCAAAAGATCTGTTGTTTAGTGTTAGTATTTTCATATATTGACCTTTGTTATCACGAAGGGGTACTTCGCTTCTTTATAAAATTTCTTACGTTCCGTAAGATGTCTTTTAGCGTATTTGCAGGCGCTGGTGATATCCCAGATCTCAACGTGGTCTTTGTCTTCGGCTCTCCGAATACCCCGTCCAATGCTTTGTATAACTCGAACAAAGCTCTTTCCGGGCTCAATAAGAACCAGATTAAAAATACGGGGGATATTAATACCCACAGCGGCCACACCGTAAGTCGCCACAATAATCTTATCAGCACTAGTTTTAATTTCGTCATATTCTTCTTTTCTGTCAGTTAATTTAACTGCTCCACTAATGAACACACTGTCTGGCAACATTGCAGTTAGTTTGTCGCCTGTGTCAATTCTATTCACTAGCACAAGAGTGTTGCCGGTCTGAGAAATTTCTTTGATTTTATTCCCCATCCAACTGATACGATGATCATCTGTGACTAGAAAACTGTATTCTTCTTGATAATTACGAAACACCTGTACGTCGTTGGTCTGAAGAATGTTAATTTGTAAATTGGCTAGTACGCCTTTTTCTTGTAGATCGTGCGCAGATACCTGATTGATTACTGGTCCTATACTGGCCAGTATGCCTTGAAATTCCCAAGCTTCTTTAGGCACAGTACCTGTGAGCCCCCAACGTATTGCACAGTTACTAAAGTTCTGCGTCAACAATTTTGTTAACACTTCTGCCTTGGCCTGATGTACCTCGTCTATGATGATAGCTGCTACACCTTCGATAAATTCCGCTAGACTCAGGGTGGCATTGTCATAACTTTTCTTATCAAGAACGTTGAGACTTTGCCAAGTGCAGATAGTATGTGTACGATTTAGTTCTTTTCTATCACCGAAATATACACCCACGTCTAGACCTAAATTTCGATAATCTTCTTCAGTCTGTACCACTAGACTCTTGTTAGGTACAATGACCATTGTACGACCATACGGCTCGCACAAGTGACTGAGTGTAGCAGTGGTAATAGTCTTACCCGCTCCTGTTGCTACCTCTTGCAAGGCCTGTGTGTTAGCTAGAAATTTATTGACCACGTCATACTGATAGTCGCGTAGCACAATAGGAGTACCGGCTTCAGGGTGACCTATAGGCCATGTCTTGCCTTGATCTGCCCAGTAGTTTTCTGTAATAGGTTCGAATTCTATTTGACTGTGTTGTCTTAGATCTTCTATGTCAATTTCATATCCTGCATCTTCTATTATAGGCAGTATTACATCTAGATGTGCAAGATATCCTGTGCCGCCTATACCAAAATAAGTTTTTGTTCCGTCCCATCTACCTAGTTTGTAAGAAGGCATATGACGTGCGTAAGGCAAATCAAACTTTAATTTGTTGGCAATCTTTCGTCGTGTTTCTACTGCAAGTCCTTCAAACTTGATATTCACTTCGTCTTTAATTATAAGTTTACAAGATGTCAAATGATTTTGCCCCTTTGGGTAGCGTTGGTTTTATTTCCCCCAGATAAATGACACAAGGATGACTAGTCATCCAGTCGTTTACATAGGTATTGGGATTGATATATAAGTTATTTGTAACAACAATTTTAACATCAATGTTATCTTTAAACAACCACTTAGACGGTTTATGTTCAAATATAAAAATTTTTCCGTCTTCAACCGGACCACCAAGACCATTGTCTTTTATCCATTGATTAAGTCCACTGTTAGATTCTTTAGATTCTCTAAAACAAATTCTAATATCGGACCTTGAAATTTGACATTTTTCAGAATCTTTTATAAAGTTTTCTAACCATTGTTCTTTGTGAGACGCACGATCCAACACTATACAAATTTTGCCG